GAAGGCACCGTTGGAGATCGCTTTCGGAAAACAGGTGTTCAACGGGATACCATTTTCGGGGCGGTACGGGACGGCCCCGAACTCCATTATTTCAGCAAAGGTTGCCCCCGGTTTGGAGCAGGCGTTGGAAGCAATCGGTTGGATCAAGCGGGCACCGGATGGGACGCCGAAGATGCGCGACCACCACATCTACTTTGTTACAAACGTGTTACCTTCGTTGGGGGTGATACGACGGTTGTGGCCCAACGAACCGAAGTATCGGGACAACTGGCTCAGATCGCTCATCAGCACCCTCGGAGGTGTATCAGCAAACTTCAACACCCCCAAGGTCCAGTCGAACTGGCTGAACAGCCAACGGTACGACAGGCTGGACGAGCGTCGGGACCACATGGACCTCATCAGCACCCAGCGATAACGGGACATAGTAGGCTTTAGGTATGCAATACATTTCCCGCCAACAGTGGGGAGCCACGCCGCCCCCGGGCGGCAAGGGCTTCAACCGGATCAAGCATCGCCGGGTCAAGGGCGTCGTCGTGCATCATTCCGGTGTAGAGAACGGACCCACGGGCACGACCGCTGTCCACGCCTTTGAGCGGCACCATCTCGCCAAGGGGTGGGACGGGATCGCATACAACTGGCTGGTCGATGAAACGGGGACGATCTATGAGGGCAGGGGATGGGAAGCGCGTGGCGCAGCCACCAAGAGATGGAACGCCAAGTCCATCTCCGTCTGTTTCACGGGACACGGCGATGTGGAACCTAGAGAACAGGTTCTTGAGTCGTTCCAGACGCTGATACGGGAAGCGCAGACCCGGTTCAACGGGACACTGTGGGTGTCCACCCATCGCCGCAAAGGGGCGACGACTTGTCCGGGCCACTGGTTGAGCGGGTGGGTTGAGGGCGGTATGGCTGCGGCGATCCGCCCGACAGACACCGACTGGGCTGGCATTGTCCGGTACTTTCACGACTTGCAGGAGCAGGTTCGCCAGTGGCCGTTGGGGCGGCGGTGGCCGTTGATGCGGCGCGGTGAGCCGGTGCGTCTGGTGCAGGCCCGTTTGGGTGACAGGGGGTTTGACCCGGGTCCTGCAGATGGGATCTTTGGTCGCCGCACAAAGAAGGCGGTCAAACAGTTTCAGGAAACGCAAGGTTTCTTGAAGGTCAGTGGGGTGGTGGACGGTGACACGTTCGGCGCCCTGTTCATACGATAAAGGAAACACTATGCCAAAGGGTGAAGGTTACGGTTCGTTTGAGGACACATTTGGTTCTCAGGACGAGCAACTCTACGATTCGTCGTCCTCGTTCAACATGTGGGACATGAGTCAGAAGGCCAAGAAGGCCGCAGCGTATCTGCGGGGAACGAATCTGGGGAACGCCGCTTTCGGCGGTCGCCCGTTCGGAAAGTAGGACATCATGAGGGATGGGTCAAAGCCCAAGAAGGTACAAGCCGGTCAGGTGTTGGTTACCAGCGTGAAGACGGGCGGCGGTATCGGCCATGTCGGTTCGCCATCGAAGAGTGGCGCCCGCAAGGCGCTGCGTGATTGAGGTGGCGCCGAAGAAACCGCGTCGGCCACGGTACTAGCCGTGCCGTTGAAGCGCGGTAGGAGCCAGAACGCCATTGCGCAGAACATCGGCACTCTGATCGGTGAGGGCTATCCCCGCGATCAGGCTGCCGCCATTGCCTACGACTATTCCAAACGGTCCAACAAGGGGAAGAAGAAGTGAGCAACATGATTGAGAGGGCTGCGTGGACTTTCGCGCAGGCTTTCCTAGCAGTATTTGTTGTCAGTGATTTGGCCTCAGCCAAGACGGCTGCGGTTGCGGCAGTTGCTGCGACCCTCAGCGTCGTGAAGACGTACGCCCGGGAGAAGGTAGCCGGGTAACGTGGAAGACCTAGATGCCAAATGGGCGCTGTTCAGCACGGAACATGCGTATGTAGAGGAGGAGATCTACGCTGAACTGCAGGAGACAGCCCATTTGTTCGACGCCCACGACGGCATTCACGCCAAGTGGTCGCCGGACGGGCTGCTGGGAGTCTTGCTGGTGTTCGACCCGGAAGAGGCTGAACACTTGTTGGCGGCGTTCTACGCTGGCATGGACGGTGTGGAAGATGCGCAGCGTGCGTTCGCTGTGTGGACTGGATCACTCATGGGGATGCTCCGACAATGTATGGAAGGCACGGAGTCCTAGTCCTTCTTTGAGCCATTGCATTACGGCGGGGGACTCTGACAGGTTCGCCATCAACTGTCTTCTGATGTAGTCGCGTCTGCGCGCCAGCGACGTTTTAGGTATCCCCAGTATCTTTCCTGCTGCCCGTAGTGACAGGTGTTCAACGAACAAGGCGTTGATTATCCACCTGTCTTCCGGTTCCAACGCATCTATGGCTTCTCCTACGGCTTCTTTGAGGGCCATTGTTTCCAGTAGGGATGGAACGGAGGACTCTTCGTGGGGAGCCAACTCCAGTAGTGCTTCTATTTCTGTCAAGGGCCGCGTCTTCGATAGGGGTGCTACTTCTTTCCGTACGTACCAGTCGTTGGGGTCGGTGGGGTATTCTCGTCGTGTTGCCACGCATCAGAGCATACCTTACCGGAATAGCGGTGGGAGGTTTCCGGGGTTGTCTTCGTCCAAGTGCAGGTCGCTGATGGGGATGTTGTAACAGTCGATGGTTGGCGTCCACCCATTGGACGGGTCCTTCCATACGCCTGCTTCCATGAACGTGGAGTGGCGCAGGAACTCTTTCTTGCCCATCACTCCGAGGTACCACGCTTCGGTGCAGTCCTTGAGGATCCGCATGAAGGCGTAGTAGTCGCAGTTCTGGTTGGTTCCTATGGATGCCACGGAGCATTCGTAGTGCGGCAGGGGCGGTGACGTAACGCATTTGCTTTTGACATCGACGGTACGGCTGTCTGGCATTTCCACGTCCCAGTCGTACGTGTTGTTCTGGTTTGCACCAGTCAGTTCGGCAAACACGAGTTCGCCTATGAACCCGTAGATGTTGCCGTCGCCTTGCCGTATGGAGTTGTTCAACTTGCCCATCTCGTCGGCCATGCCTTCGGCTTCTTGTTTCATGCGGAGCGTGACGGCGTGGTGTATCACGGGTTTCTGCGGTCTACCTTTGCTGCGTGGATGCGCACTACCTGACTGTCGTCATCCCAAGCCACCTCATTGAGCGCGTCCAACGTCAGTTTGACGTAGTTGTCCAAGTCGCCTCGTAGCGTCTTTGCGTCGTGTGGTGACGAGGTGACGTGCAGGATGGTGGCGTCGGGCGAGTAGATGATGGACACTTCGATTGAGCCAGATATTTTTTCGCCTACTTGGTCCTTCCATGCCTGCGCAACGTAGTCCTCTTCTTGGAGGGTGCTGGCTGGGGTGAAGACTTTGCCGCCTTTGGTGTGCCGGGGGCGTGCTTTGACTTTGGGTCGTCGTTCTACGACGACGGTGTACGTGTCGGTCACTGGTGCACGTCCTTGTATGCGTTGTCTAGTAGTTGTTCTAGTTGTTCCGTGCAGTCTTGGCGGTTGGCGAACTTGCGTCCCCATTCGATGTCGGCTGCCCGTAGTTCCCGTAGCATAGTTCGTCGGCTGTATCCTTGGCGTGTCATTGCGCACGCTAGTTTCCACATGGCGATGGATCGGTCCCCGGTGGGCTTGTGCGCTGACGGTTCAGGACCCAGACGCCGTATGAAGGCCGCTAAGCCCTCCAGAGCGTCCGTAGAGGGGGTAGGACCCGTGACGACCCTGCGAGGAGGCTCAGGGGGCCTCCACAGGGCTGTGACGGCCTTCCAGTCGTCACTGGTGACACGGGTTTCCATTGCTTGGGGTACGAACTGGGTTACAGGCACGATGCTGATGGTGGCGTCGGGGTTGGTGATCTCGTTGGCTCCGCCACGCTGTCTCAGGTGTCCGTACGGGAGGCGAACCCCATTTCCCCACCCACGTCCACTCAGTTCAACTTGTTTAGGATTTACTTCGGTGGTAGGGGCATCAACGAGATCGCACACAGCGATCAACCCGCGCCGCGCTTCTACAGCCGGGACGGCATCGGTGAAGAACACCCACAGGTGGAACCCCTTGGACCGGGACCGTTCCACCCAGCCGACTACGCCCAGTTGCGCCAGAGCCATCCGCACGTTCTTGGCGTGAACATACGATTCCTGTGGCCCCACGTCCCAGTCCACGCACCCCCAGTGGACCTGAAACTCCTCGTCGTGCAGCACCAGCGGGTACACCCCCACCGATGGCCCCGTCCACAGGTGGTCGTATGCTATGGACAGCCAGTCCTTGCCATCCGCTGGGACGAAGCCGCCGGAGTCTGTCGTCCACGGTCGAAACTCGCCGTCGGTATCCAACGCCACCTTGCCGCCACGGAACAGCAGGGCGAAGTCGTTGGCTATCTCATCCTTGCCTGCGCAACTGGCCGCATCCACGACACTCCTCCCATTCCCACTGGTCGGGCGTTTCGATCTCCACCCACTTGTGGTCTTTCAGGTGGGGGACGCCACGCTTGTCGTACTTCCAGCACATGGGTCTATCCTCCCCCACCGGGAATCAACTCCTCCCAGTACGGATGAATGTGCCCGCACGCCGGGTCCAGATAGTACGTCTGATCCACCATCCGTGCCGTACGCTTGTTCTTGCACACGTTCAGGTTGATGCTGTTCTCGTGGTACCGCTGCTCCCAGTCCGACAGGGTTTGCCGGTCCTTCTTCCGGTACACCTC